TGTGAAGATCCTATATATGCGGCTTTAAATCCAGTTGAGTGTGGAGAACCTTCACTTCCTGAGCCACAGCCAGAACCTGAACCCGAACCTGAGCCGGAACCGGAGCCCGAACCGGAACCCGAACCAGAACCGGAACCCGAACCAGAACCGGAACCCGAACCCGAACCAGAGCCGGAGCCGGAACCAGAACCCGAACCTGAGCCAGAGCCAACAGAAAATGATTGTGACGATCCAATTTATGCGGCGTTAAACCCGACTGAATGTGGAGAGACTCCTGAACCAGAACCCGAACCGGAACCAGAGCCGGAACCAGAGACGGAACCAGAGCCAGAACCGGAACCTGAACCCGAACCGGAGCCGGAGCCCGAACCAGAACCCGAACCCGAGCCCCAACCAGAGCCAGAGCCGGAGCCGGAGCCTGAGCCGGAACCAGAACCGGAACCGGAACCGGAACCGGAACCGGAACCAGAGCCAGAGCCGGAGCAAATAGGGTTAGGAGAAAGATGGGAAGAAACTTATGGAGAAGACGCAAATGAAAATCTCGTCTATTCCGTAACTAATGAAATTATTGCTGGTGACTATGTTTATGGAGATATAGAAAAAGCTTTAGAGGCTGGCTTAATTACTGAAGAAGAAGCTGAAGATCTTCAAAATATTTTTGATGCATATACGCGAGATTCAGAAGGACGCGGATCTTACCAAGTTGGTGATGTCGTTGAAGATGGTGATTCTTATGAAGCAATTCTTGCTGAAGAAAAAAATAATGAATATGACCCATCAGTTGTTGAAGTTGTAGAAAATGTTCTTGGAAATATAAGAAATCAAATTCCAGATAGTGTTGAAGATGTTAGGCAAATTATTAAATCTGTTTTTAACACAGTTACAGCTCGCTCTAATGATTGTGAAGAAGGAAAGACACTTGAAAATGGAACGGTAGCAGGAGGCTGGGGTGGTGTTTCTGTTAAAACAGATGGAACAACATACGCTGGCTGGAAAGATTGTGTAAACATCGGTGGTATTTTATCAATTCCTGGCTTAGATATACCTTTGCCGCCGGGCATAGTTGACATTACATGGGCAGAAATAGAAGGGAAGCTTCAAGAAATTGGTCAAGATATTGAAGACTTTATTGAAGATCCAACTGGCTGGCTTGAAGAGCAAGCAAATAGCGCAATAGAAGCTGTACGTAATGTATGGGGCGACATAACAAGCGGAACTATTTTTAGCACTGCTGATCTTGAAAATATTCTTAATGATGTTCTTGGCGGATTAATAGCAGGCATTCTTATAGAAGAAGTTAAGGATCAGTTAGAGTCAGAAAATCCACTATTGTTTGCAGGTGACTGCGAAGACCCAGAGTTTAGAAACGCAAACCAAGACTACTGTGATGAAGGCAATCCTTTATTTGTAAACGAAGGACCAAGTGCAGAAGACTGTGCAAGCCAAAACAGAAACCACATACCTGCCGATGAGGCTAGCAAAACACCAAGCAAATGTGGCGGTTGTTTGTCTGGCTACGGGCCTAATGAAGAAGGTAATTGCGTTGAGCCTCCAGTTGAATGCACAGGAAATCAGGTATACAACGAAACATTAGGCGAGTGTGAAGATCCACCACCAGATTATGAAGAAGGTGCGCCTTGCAAAACGCCTGATGGAGAGGATGGCACGTATGATGCCGATGGTAACTGTGCGGCAGATCCAGAACCAGAAGCAGAGCCTGAACCTGAACCGGAACCCGAGCCCGAACCGGAGCCAGAACCGGAGCCGGAGCCTGAACCTGAACCGGAACCTGAACCGGAACCTGAACCGGAACCTGAACCTGAGCCAGAACCGGAACCAGAACCTGAGCCAGAACCTGAGCCAGAACCTGAGCCTGAACCACAGCCAGATCCAGAGCCGGAACCTGAGCCCGAGTACGAAATTGAACCGCCTGATGATGGCGAAATTGGCGTGCCAGAAATGCCAGAAGATGAATGTCCTAATGGCGCTTTAAACTATCCAGAATGTACGCAATGTCCAAAAGGAATGATCCTTGTTGATGACGTTTGTACTGAAAAAGGAATGGAGCCTGAACCCGAGCCTGAGCCTCAACCAGAACCCGAGCCAGAGCCAGAGCCTGAGCCACCTACCGGACCTATGGAAGGCGACTCATGTGAAATTAATGGGCAAGCAGGAACTATTCAAAATGGTGTCTGTATTCCTACGGAGGTTGTAGAGCCAGAGCCATGTGTTAATGGCGCTACTAACCCGCCAGAGTGTACGGAATGCCCTGAAGGCATGACGTTTATTGGTGGTGTTTGTACTCAAGAAGAAGATACGGTTGAGCCTGATTTTGGCTTGTGTGAAGACGGTGTAACTCCAAAACAAGATGCAGAAGGTACTAACTGCCCTGACATTGTTGTAGATGATGGAGAGCCAGAAGAATGTCCTGAGGGTGAGTTTAGAAATGCCGATGGTGAGTGTGTTTCTGCTGTATCTGACGATCCTGAAGCTGAAGAGTGTGCAAATGGCGCAGTAGATTGGCCGTTATGTTCTGAGTGTGCTGACGGTTCAAGACCCGATTCAGAATTTGGATGCCAGGCACCTGAAGAGGAGTGTCCTGAAGGCACTACAAAAGATCCAGAAACGGGTGAGTGTTTACCTTCTGGCGTTGAAGAGCCTCCAGAAGTAAGTGGTGGTGGCGGTGGTGGTGCTGGTGGTATGTTTAGCCCATTTATGGCAGGAATAAACTACCAGCTACCTGAGATACAGCCTTTGGTATTGCCGCAAACAGCCAACGATATGATGGGTGGATTGCTAACTAGATTAATAGTGGATAGGAACAAGTAATGACTTATCTAAATATAGTAAACAACGTACTGCGGCGGCTTCGAGAAGAAGAGGTAACGTCGGTACAAGAAAGCACATACGCCAAGATGGTTGGCGATTTTGTTAATGACGCAAAGCGTATGGTGGAGGATGCTTGGGACTGGTCGGCACTGCGAACTACCCTGACCATTACTACAACGGAAGATGTTTTTAACTATACGCTCACGGGCAGTCAAAACAGAATCAAGGCACTTAACGTAATTAACGATACGTCTAATCTTTTTATGGAGTACAAGACGGCTACGTTCTTTGATGAAGCTTATTTGATTTCTGAGCCAAGAAAGAGTGCGCCGACTTACTACACCTACAACGGCGTAGACAGTGATGGCGATACACAGATAGACATCTATCCAACCCCTGATAAGGCATACACTATTCGCTTTAACTGCGTAAAACGCGCGGCTGACCTATCTGCTAACGATGACACTATGACTATTCCGTCAATGCCTGTCATTCACATGGCTATTGCCTTGTTAGCTAGAGAGCGTGGAGAGACAGGAGGCACATCGGCACCTGAATACTTTGCTATTGCCGATAAGTATTTGTCTGATGCTATTGCGCTAGACGCACAAAAACATCCAGAAGAAGTAGTCTTCTATACGGCGTGAGGTAGTTATGGCTCAACCACTACAAAGTATTAATCTTGTAGCTCCAGCCTTCAAGGGAATCAATACAGAAGATTCTCCGCTGTCACAAGATCCGTCGTTTGCCGATGTTGCCGACAATGCAGTCATCGACAAGCGTGGACGTATTGCGTCTCGCAAAGGCTATAACGTAATTACAACGACTAAGACTGAGCTTGGAACTGCAAAAATTAGAGCCATCAAAGAGTTTCGGGATGATGCTGGTAACAGCAAGATATTTTCTGTTGGTAACAACAAGATTCTTAGCGGCACTACAACATTAGCCGATGAAACTCCCGGCAGTTACACCATTACTCAAGACAACTGGAAGATGGTCAACTTTAACGACAAGATCTATTTCTTCCAGCGTAGCTATGAGCCGCTCGTCTATGACAATGCAGGTGGTTCAGTAGTTAAGTTAAGTACAGTATCTGGCGCGGCTGGTGTTACTAGCGCGATATATGGCAACGAAGTCTTAGCCGCATATGGCAGATTATGGGTGGCAGACTTTGGCGCTAATAAATCTACTGTTTATTGGTCTGATCTTCTTATTGGGCATGATTGGTCTGGTGGTACTAGCGGGTCCATTGATATCTCGAAGGTATGGCCTGACGGCCATGACGAGATTGTGGCGCTGGCGGCACACAATGGCTTACTAATTATTTTTGGTAAGCACAGTATTGTTGTGTATCAGGGAGCAGAGGCTCCTGCCACCATGTCCCTTGCGGATACCGTAGCAGGTGTTGGGTGTGTTGATAGAGATACTGTTCAGTATACGGGCACAGACGTGTTGTTCTTATCGCAAACAGGCTTAAAAAGCTTTGGCAGAACAATACAAGAAAAGTCGATGCCTATTACAAGCCTGTCTAACAACATCACAAAAGACATCATTGATCTTACTCAAAACGAGATTAGCTTCTTTAGAACAGTCTACAGTCCAGAGAATGGTTTTTACTTATTAACTTTTGTTAATCAAGATACTACGTACTGCTTTGATGTTAGAGGTACAGTAGAGGGCGGTGCTTATCGTGTAACTCGATGGCCTGGCACTGGCTTTACAGCTTACACACGCCTTGAAGATGGCACGTTGTACATTGGTAACGGCAATGGGATTAGCGAGTACACAGGCTATAGAGACAATGGCGAGCCATATCGCTTTAAGTATTACAGCCCCGGCCTTACCTTTGGTGATCCTTCTCGATTAAAAATACTAAAAAAGCTACGCCCTACGATTGTTGGCGCAAACAGCGCGATTATGTTTTTAAAGTGGGCGTATGACTTTGGAACATTTTTTCAAACCTCAGAGTTTACGGTAGGTAATCAGGTAACTGGCTACTTCAACGAAAGCGAGTTTAACAGTACAGCAGAGTTTACGGGTGGTGATCTTACGTCACGTCGTGGAATTAACACGACAGGCGGTGGCGGTGTCATTACTATTGGGTTGGAAGCAGACATAGACGGATCAGGTTTGTCTCTCCAAGAGATCAACGTGTTAGCACTAATGGGTAAAGTACTATGAGTAACTATACAAAGACCACAGACTTTGCCGCTAAAGACAGTCTACCTTCCGGTGACAGCGGCAAAATCATTAAGGGCGCTGAATTTGAAACAGAATTTGACGCGATTTCTACGGCTATCGCTACGAAGGCGGACATTGCTTCCCCTACGTTTACAGGCACAGTAACAATTCCTGCACTGACGTTCACAGGCACTCTGTCAACAGGAACAATTGATGGGGGTACGTACTAATGGCTGATATTTTTGATTAC